ATAGTCTCGACTCTAAATATAATGCTATCAACAATGGCGACAAGATAAAGTTCTGCTATTTGACCAAACCCAACCCTACGCAAGAGAATGTGATCTCTTTCCTGGGTGATTTTCCTAAAGAACTGGGTTTAGCGAACTATGTTGACTACACGTTGATGTTCGATAAGTCATTCGTTGAACCGCTCAAGGCGGTTCTGGATGCTATCGGATGGTCAGTGGAGAAAACTGTGACGCTGGAACTTTTCTTTGTCTGATGCTATAATCAAACTACATAAGAACCCTTATGGAACTACCTATCAACGATAAAGAACTAACCACCATCGTCAACGCACTGCGTTTGGGTGGTGACACTGCTCTTTACCAGAAATTGGTCCGCATCAAGGACATTCGTGCTGATAACCCTGGTGGACCATACAAAAAGATTGCCCGAGAGCAATTTGGTTATGTTATTTGAATGAGTCTCGTGTTTTTTGAAAAGGTTAGTTTGGTCACGGGTGGGTTTGACCCCATCCACTCCGGACATATTCGTTATTTTGAGCGTGCCAAGGACTATTCGGACTACCTAGTGGTAGGACTGAACGGTGATCCCTGGTTGAAGCGTAAGAAAGGACAGTATTTTCAGTGCTGGACTGAGCGTGCTGATATTGTCCGTCACCTGAACATGGTAGACGCTGTTGTGTCATGGGATGATGCTGATGACAGTGCATGCGGTGCCATTGAGAAATGTTTAGAGATTGCAGAGACCGTTGTCTTCTGTAATGGAGGAGATCGGGGTGCAACTAACACTCCAGAACTTGAACGATTCCAGGACAATGAGCGAGTTGTCTTTGAATGGGGTGTTGGAGGGCAAGAAAAAATGAATAGCAGTTCGTGGATTCTCCACGGATACTTTGAAAGGCAACGCAAACTACTGGGTATTTGACATGGATTTTTTCAAGGACATCATCAAGGAGATTGGCGATGACTACACAAAGCTCGCGTCGGATGTTGACGATACGGAGCGATTTGTTGACACTGGTTCTTACATTTTCAATGCCCTGGTTAGTGGCAGCATTTATGGGGGAATTAGTGGTGACAAAATCACTGCAATCGCTGGTGAAACCTCCACAGGCAAGACCTTCTTCTCCCTTGCGGTAGTCAAAAACTTCTTAGAGAAGCACCCTGATGGTGGGGTCATGTATTTTGATACAGAATCTGCCATCAAGAAAAACATGTTGGAGACACGTGGTATTGACCTTGAAAGGTTCGGTCACGTGCAAGTTGTCACCATCGAACAGTTCCGGAACCGGGCATTGAAGATTGTTGACAAATACCTAAGTCTTCCTGAAGGCGATAGGAAACCCATGATGTTCGTACTAGATTCTCTAGGCATGCTCTCCACTGAAAAGGAGATCAAGGATGTCCTTGAGGACAAGCAAACCCGCGACATGACAAAAAGTCAACTTGTCAAAGGTGCTTTCCGTATGCTTACCCTCAAACTAGGTCAAGCCAATGTGCCGCTCATTGTCACCAACCATACATACGATGTCATCGGAGCTTACGTTCCAACTAAAGAGATGGGAGGAGGTTCGGGACTCAAGTATGCAGCGAGTACAATCATTTATCTCAGCAAAGCAAAAGAAAAGGATGGAACGGAAATCGTTGGAAACATTATCAAAGCGAAGACTGTCAAGTCACGTCTGAGTCGTGAGAACAGAGTCGCTGCCATCCGTCTTTACTACGATGAACGCGGTCTTGATCGCTACTACGGACTGCTTGAACTGGGCGAGAGCACTGGTGTTATCAAGAAGGTTGGTAACAGGTATGAAATTGATGGGAAAAAAGTGTATGCTAAAGAGGTATACACCAATCCCGAGAAGTATTTCACGGAAGACCTGATGTCTCAACTTGACGAGGCAGCACAAAAAGAGTTCACTTACGGTGGAGGTGAATGAGCGAAAGGATTCCTCTAACAATCCTTAGCAACCTGGTTTACGATGAAGAATATGCACGGCAGGTGATGCCGTTCATCCAACCCGAATACTTTGAAGAAAGGACTGATCGGGTGGTCTTTGAGCAGGTTGCTTCTTTTCTTACTGAGTATGACGCACTCCCTAGCAAGGAAGTGCTTCACATTGAGATTGAAAAGAGGACTGACATCACTCAGGATGAGCACACTACCATCACTCAGTTGGTTTCCTCGCTAGCAAGCGAAGAATCTGAGAGTAAATGGTTACTTGACACCACTGAATCGTGGTGTAAACAACGTGCCATCTACCTAGCACTGATCAAAAGTATCCAGGTTGCTGATGGTGCAGACGACAAGCTCTCCCCCGATGCGATTCCGGGCATCCTTTCCGATGCTCTTGCTGTTGGGTTCGATCAAAGCGTTGGACACGATTACCTCGATGATTCCGAGGATCGCTTTGAGTATTATCACCGAATCGAAAATAAAACACCCTTTGATCTTGAATACTTCAATAAGATTACTGCGGGTGGACTCAGTGATAAGACGCTCAACATCGCTTTGGCTGGCACTGGCGTCGGTAAATCTTTGTTTATGTGCCACGTCGCTGCCAGTGTTCTCCTCCAAGGAAAGAACGTTCTATACATCACACTGGAGATGGCTGAAGAGAAAATTGCAGAAAGAATTGACGCTAACCTTCTCGATGTCAACATCTCGGACATACAGAACGTACCTGAACAAGTGTTCAAGAAAAAGATCGCAAAAATTGCTGCAAAGACATCAGGACACCTGATTGTCAAGGAATATCCTACTGCTTCGGCACATGTAGGACACTTCCGTGCACTACTTCAGGAGTTGAAGTTGAAAAAATCTTTCACTCCTGATATAATTTTTGTGGACTACCTCAATATCTGTGCTTCTTCAAGATATAGAGGTGCTGCCAACGTAAATTCTTATTCTTATGTCAAAGCTATTGCAGAAGAACTCCGGGGGCTCGCGGTCGAAGCCTCTGTCCCAGTGGTCTCAGCTACGCAGACTACTCGCTCTGGTTTTTCTAGTTCAGACCCTAATCTTACTGACACTTCTGAATCATTTGGCCTTCCAGCTACCGCTGATCTTATGTTCGCTTTGGTTTCTACCGAAGATATGGAACGACTTAGCCAAATAATGGTCAAACAGTTGAAGAATCGATATAATGATCCAACTATGAACAAGAGGTTTATAGTTGGCATTGATCGTGCTAAGATGAGACTGTACGACTGCGAGCAAACAGCACAGGATGACCTGATTGATGACATCGTAGAAGTACAACACACGTCTAAAGACGACAACCACAAATCCAAATCAAAATTCGACGACTTCAAATGGGAGTAGACTTTACTAACTACCAACGCTTTGTAAACGGTGTGACCAGCACTGAATCTAAGGATTCTGATGCCTTTATCTACCGTCTTCAAGAACTTGGTGGTGAAGTTGCGGTGCAACGTCTCCTGACTTCTGCCGTTGGAATCTCTGCTGAAGGTGGAGAGTTCATGGAGATTGTCAAAAAGATGATTTTCCAAGGCAAACCTGCCAGTCAGGACAACCTTCATCACTTGAAGGTAGAACTTGGTGATGTTATGTGGTACGTAGCACAAGCATGCATGGCACTAGAGATTGACATGAATGATGTGCTAGATACTAATATCAAAAAACTGGAATCCCGCTATCCTGAGGGCACTTTCAGTGAGTTCTATTCGGAAAACCGCAAGGATGGCGACATCTGACCTCTGTATTACCTGCATCAAGATTGGAGACAAGTATGATGCAGACTATGTAAACAAACTCTACAACATGGTGCGTCTTCAAACCGACGCACCATTTTTTTGCTTTACCGACAACCCTGAGGGAATCAAAGAAGGCGTCACAGTAGTAGAGATTGACGTTAGTGAGTACCTAGAGTGGGAAAACTGGTGGCCAGCATGGTGGAAGATCATTATGTTTGTCCGCCCTGAAATTCAGGGGTTCAAACGCAAGTTGTTCTTCGACCTGGACGTGATTATCCATGGAGACATCAACAAAATCCTAGAGACGAACAGTCCATTTGCTCTGGTCTACAGTTCTTGGAAAGGACTCCCGTTTCAAGTCAAGAATCCCACCAAGTCACTGTTCAATTCCAGTGTCATTGCCTGGGATGATGCCACCCATGTCTACAGTCACTGGTTGCAGGACCCCAAAGGGTATGTCGCTAAGTATGCTGGCACCGATGACTTTTATCACAACGAAAAGATCAAAAGGCATCGTCTCCCTCCCATCATATACTCCTATAGAGATGGAGTTGCTCCTCGTCAGGAAGGTTGTTTGAGGTTTAGACCTGAGTTAGCACTTGCTATCCTCCATCAGAAACCAAAGAATCATGAACTCGATCCTAAATATCATCAGATAGTTAGGTATTGGGTGTAAATGGGTAAGGTCAATCCCAAGTATCTTGTAAACTATAAGGTCAAGTGGGTTATCTCCAATGAACCGCTTGACTTTTTTATGCGGATCGCTCAGACATTTGAGCATCACATGGAACGACGCATGCCGGGTCGGGTCACGTTTGAGATCATGACCTGTGAGCAGTATGCTGAGAGATATAACGATGGTGTTGCCATCGATAGGGGTGATATCCTCCGTCTGTTGAAGTCAAATGACATCCAACTAGCAGATTATCCTGCACCGCTATTTGCAGAGAAGATCAAGGAGCGGTATCTAGATCGGCAGACACGTAATAAAGATGTAGATTTTGTTGAGAGTGACTGGGCAAGCATTGAGATGCCCTTTTTGTTTAGGAGTGAGAAGCATGCCACTGCTTTCATGCAGTCAAACATGGGGGAAGAACTTCTGTACTTCCGTAATATGTTGTCAGTAAAACCCATGGCAATTATGTCCTGGGGTGGGACTAAATTGGTCGCTGGTGATAGAGCGTACGCCAGATCTAAAGACTTTGTAGGTACCAAAGTTCATCTGAAATATCAGACTGCTGTGGCAGAGAGCATCTTTGAGAGCTTAGGTGCAGAAGTCATTGATGATGAATCTGACGCCGATATGGTTGAGACAGACATGCTTTCCTTTGACTTCTCTAGGAAGGTTATTACTGAACTGAACCACAGCATCAGTGCTAATGTAATCCTTGCATCTCATGAGTTCTGGCGGAATATAATCAAGTGTGAGTGCGACTTCAGAGAGCACACACCAGAAGAAGAGGATGGTTGCTTACGGAAGCAGTTGAAGCGTGCTTGCAACGAAGCAACCCGTGATAGAAATGTATGGAATGATGAAATGACTGCCAAGTTCAGGGAAGAATGTTTGGCAAGAGGCATTGAGTTACATCAGATAGATGATGTCTCTGCTTTCAAAGAGAAAACTTCTCCAGTTTATGACAAGTTCGTTCCATACTTCTATGACAAACAGTTTATTTCTTGTGAGCATGATATTATCAAACATGATCTAAAGACAAAGGTAAATGAACTGTCTGATGATCATAGAAGTGCTTGGTGTGACGACCTTACCCTTGATCAATGAACGAACTTATTGACTCTATTATCGAAATCTATCGGGCGACCCCTGAGGGTAACCGTAGGATGTCACGAAAGCGGCAGATGAACAGCTTTGCACGCTTTGTATTGATGATTACTGATACCGATAAATACAAGCAGTACCGAGCACCTTTGATGTTCTGGTGCCAGAAGTATCAGGATCAAATTTACAGTAAACTCAGTGAAGAAGTTCTCGACCTTCATAACAGAAGCCCGCGTAACCAAAGCGTCGCAAGAAGCGAGGCGTTTAGGTCTCGTCGGGGACGGACACGGAGATTGGTATGACCGTCAGGGCAACCTGAAAGCAAAGACGGTCAAAGGTCAACTGCAGATGTACTCGGCAACGTCGGGTAGTGATGATGAACTGGGTACCAGAGGATCAAAAGAGGCATCTGTAGTAGCCAAAAGAACTACCGGTGATGGGGACGACTACGCTAGAAAGGTGGCGCAAGGGGGACCGTCAAGTGCGGAGCCCAATCCCAACTCTGCCAATGGACAAGCGAAAGCAGCACTTCAACAGGTTAGTAGGGAGAACCCCCTTACAATTGCCTTCGACAAGTTTGACTCTGACGAGGTAACTGCTAACATTCTTACAACTGTCGAGGAGATTTCCGGCGGTGAGTATTTCTATGTCTTCCCCAGTCGGGACACCAACATTCAAGAACTAAAAGATGCATATCCTGAGATTGGCGATGCCTTCGTTGACGACGCAAACGCAGAGACCATCTACGATGTCCTCTCGTCGCTCTATGAAAACGGTTTTGATGCAATTAGTATCGTTGTACGACAGTCAAGAGCAAAAGAAATCTCTGAGTTAGCACTCAAGGCGAACGGGCAACTGTATAACTTTGTGATGCTGAACGTCATCCCGGTGGATGAGCGTAGTATCCGTGAGCAGTACATTGCTGGTGACATTTTCCAAAACGGATCTTTCATTGAGTCCAACGGTAAGGTGGGTCAGGTGTTCCGTAGGGGTGCCAACCACCTTATTTGTATGGGTGAAGACAAAAAGGTATTCAGAGCATGGATCTCTGATTCAAAGCAGGTTGATAAGTTCCTTCTTCCCCAAGACTTTTGAGTCACTAAATAATTGAACGGTAAATACACGTTCGTAAGATGAGTAATCCTTGGGCAGAGTCGTATGATGCCCTCCGACGCCCTTTCCTAGAGGAAGGTGATTCTTATTCGTCTAAGAAAATGGCGAAGAAGGATTATGACGGAGACGGCAAAATTGAGAGCGGTTCAAAAGAACACGCTGGTGTAGTTCACAACGCCATCCAACGTGCCAAAGGTAAGAAACCTGATGGTAAGGACACTCGTCGTGAAGAAGTGTCGCACGTGGATGAGAAGTTCTCCATGGCAGTTGACTCTTCTAAGTCTCAGTCCCCTCGTCCTACCAAAAAGGCAGAGAACAAGAAGGGTATGAGTCTCAAGTCACGTGCCATGAAGGCAGTGGGCAGTCGTCGTCGTGAAGATAAGGAGACGGGTGTCCGTGAAGAGACATCTGTGTGGGCAGGCAACTACAAGGGACCTCTCTACGCTCCTTATACTGCTGTCGATGAGGGCAAAAAAAAGGGTCTCTGGGACAACATCCATGCCAAGCGTAAGCGTGGTGAGAAACCTGCCAAACCTGGGGACAAGGACTATCCCAAAACCTTGAACGTTGAGGGTGTACGTGACCCTGATCCTGAGAAAGGAACTGAAGAGCGTAAGGCACGTCTTGAGAAGAAACGTGGTCACAAAGTTGACGACCATCCTCAGTACAAGAAAGAGGAGAATGAGATTGAAGAAGGCATGAAGCAGGCACGTAAAAATGTCGGTGCTTCTACTTGCTGGGATGGTTATAAGGCAAAGGGCACCAAGAAGAAAGGTGGCAAGGAAGTCCCTAACTGTGTCAAGGAAGAGGACCTAGATGAAGGCAGCATGAAGCAGGCACGTAAGAATGTTGGTGCTTCTACCTGCTGGAAGGGTTACAAAGCTAAGGGCACCAAGACCAAGAACGGACGTACTGTCCCTAACTGTGTCAAGGAACGCTCCGACTGGCGTACAGAAATGGGGGACAACGGTTTTTTTTCCGAAGCCGCTAAGCGTCAACAGTCACTAGACATCAAGACGAGCGGCATCAAGAACAAGATCGAAATCAATCCTGAACTCAAGACTGAGGCAAAGATTGAACCTCCGATGGAGCGTCTGAAAACTGACCGTGACGGGTATCGTGTGCCCCAACGCGAGGCAGACGCTGCTAAGGCACGTATTCTTGCTAAGACTAAGAAAAAGCGTGAGCAGGCAAAAGAAAACATTATGAAGGGTCCTCTCCTTCCTGGTGAAGGTCGCAAGGTGTACCCCAAAGGTGCTGCTCCCAAGGCAACTGGTGCCAAACTTCCTCTTGCTAACTCCTACAATCCAATGTTGGACTCTGTAGAAGAGCAAGCACTCCAGATGATTGAGCGTACTCGTTACGCCAAGGAAACTGGAAAGGATTTCAAGACTGGTAACAAGTCTGAGAGGGGTGGAACTCGCACCGGCAAGACTGCATACGACAAAGTCTCCCGTGAAATGCGGAAGACTGGTGGCATGATGTCTTCCAGAGGTAAGGCAATCCAACCTCAGGGTAAGAAGAAAGAGAAAGGCAAGAAGGGTTACAAAGGTGTAACACCTGTTGACAAGATCAAGAACAAACTTGCCCACAATAGAGCACCCAAACCCAACCCATACAAACCTCGTCAAGGGGAGTCGGACTGATGAAGAGTTTCAAGGAATTCCGCGAGGAGATTGAACTCACTGATGCATATGGTGATACGTTTGCAGTGATTCAGGACGTTGTAAAACCTGAACCACTCAAACCATCGTGGCAGAAAGGTGAAGAAGTTCACTGTGCACCTGTCTTTGAGGACGATGTACAGGAGAAGTTCAAGTCTCAGTATGGTAAACCTGACAAGATGAGTCAGTCTTCTGAAAGAAAGTCACTGGGTCGTCGTTCTTCTACCAAGGATGGGTCTAAACCCAGCGGTTACGAATCTAAAAAAGAGTTTCGTGACAAGTCCATGCCTCTCCGTAAGTTCCGTGATCGGTTCCAACGGGAAGGTATAGGTATGGCAGCTGGTGCTGGTTTGATTGCAGGTGGACTCGCTGCATGGAAGGCAATCAAAGGCATGCAGGCAGTGAATAAGTTCGAGAAGGATGCTAAGCAAGGCACTGGACTTGCAGGCAGATTGAAGAAGAATCGTGAAACTCTCGACGCTGCACTGGAGAACTTTGATCCCATTGAAGCAGGCGTTGCTGCTGTCCTGGAGGACTGGCAAAAAAAGTCCGGGAAGAACCAGGAAGGTGGTCTGAATGAAAAAGGACGCAAGTCCTACGAACGTCAGAATCCTGGTTCGGATCTAAAAGCACCCACTAAGAAGAAGGGTAACCCCCGTCGTGCTTCATTCTGTGCACGTATGAAGGGCATGAAAAAGAAGTTGACCTCTAAGAAAACTGCATCAGATCCTGATAGTAGAATCAATAAGTCACTTCGTAAATGGGACTGCTGATATATAGATTGATGTCCGCATCGATCTAATGGCATTCCTGCTACCACTTGCATCCAAAATTGTGATGGATGCTGTCACCAAGATCCCTGAGAACGAGGAACTTGGAGAGATGATGATCAACGTTTGTGTCGCCATCCTTAGGAAGGCGGTTGCAATGACTAAAACTGAGATGGATGACATCCTTCTTGAGCAAGTCGTCGCTGCCATCCAAACCAAGGAATGACATAAATATCTAAACGACTAACCAACGAGAAACACATGGCACTTTGGGGAGCATCGGACGCAGACGAGTCTAAGCCAAAGAACTTGACTGCTACCGAGAAGAAAGAAGTTTATGCTACCGATGCAGGTTGGGTCCTTCGTGGCGGGTCTGCTCTGACCGGGTGTGATAATGCCGATGCCACCCCTGAGTTGCTGGTCGCAATTAGCGGTCTGGCAGTTTCTGTTGGTGCTGCTGATATTACCAACATCGACCTGTTGACCACCTCCTTCAGCAAAGCTTCTGGTGGTACGCTGTCTGTCCGTGTGACATTCAACGAAGAAGTCGATGTTACTGGTACACCTCAACTTGAAGTTACCAACGATACCAACAGCAATCACACTCTGTCGTACGCCTCTGGCACAGGCACCTATCGTCTGCTGTTCACGCTCGCTATCGCTGGTGGTAGCGGAGCAACTGACGCAGACGACGTGCTCTCCGTTGGTGCTGACGCTATCTCCTTGAACGGTGGCAGCATCAAGGACAAAGGCACTAACACCAACTCCACTATCACGAACTCCGCCGCTATTGGCACCGCTGCAGGGTCGCTTACTGTCGTAGCATAACCTCTAAATGCGATTTGATGAACTAAATGATGATAATTATTTGTTATTCGCTATAAAATATTATGAAAATCCTCTTGCGGCAACAATGGAGGATTTTCAAAATGATATGCGGCGATTCAAATATATCAAACGGTTATTGAAAAAGTATTTGGTGCAAGGGAGTGAACTAAAGTATCACCTCATCTTGAATCACCTTATTATTTGCTTCAATATTTTTGATGAAGGTGCTGTACCCTTATTATTTTATAAAATTGATCAAGAATATTGGTCAATACTAAAAACGTTTCTTCTTTTCCTCAATAGGATCCCAGAATATCCCAAGTCTGGTTTAGATGACCTAGAGATTGATCAAGAAGTTTACGATATTCTCAACTCTATCTAATGGATGACGCCAAGCTTCAACGCATTCTAAATATCCTTAGAGAAGATGTCCCCACGAACAATATTTCGGGGGGAAAAATTGCGGGTTCTAAAGAAGCTGGTGACGATCCTCCGGTACGGAGGAAGAAAAAGAAGTATGCTTATCTTGGACCGAGGTCACGTAAAACCTGGATGCCAAAGTGAATTCCGAACAAGTAAACACAGCAATACTTGAGAGATTAGAAAAAGTAGTTGAATCTTTACAGGATAACTCCGTGAAGATGGGTCAACTGCTGGCGGTTCATAATGAAAAACTAACAAAGCAAGACGAGATCGATACTGTTTTGTTTGAAAAGGTTGACGACCTTCGTCGTATAACTTCGGAGGAGACAACGAAGATCAAGGAGGGTTGTGAGCGGGACATTCGTATGATTGATGCCCGTTTACGGTCAATTGAAAAGAAAATGTGGAGCATTGCCGGTGCTCTTACCATCATCAGCGTTGCTGTATCCCCGATTGGTAACAAAATCTTTACGTCATTGACTAGTCAACCTACCAATGCTATGGTAGTACCGAAGTAAGACACGGTAGCGTGCTCCACATTGATGCCAAATACATCGGGTTGGTGTCCGCTCGTCTGCAGAAGTTCAAGAGAATAAAAGACAACCTTTACACGTTCCGATGTCCTTATTGTGGGGACTCCAAGAAGAATAAGAATAAAACCAGAGGATATCTTTACCAAATAAAGACCGACTACAACTTCAAGTGCCATAACTGTGGTGAGTCAAGGTCTTTTACATACTTCCTGAAGGACAGGGACCGTCAACTGTATGACCAGTACGTCCTTGAGCGATACAAGGAGGGCATCACTGGTAAGGGAAGGGTTAGCCCTGATCTTGTGTATACAGGCATAAAACCAGTTTTCAGAAAGACCTTAGACCTACCTCGTGCAACTGAAAATGCAGATGCTGCAAGGTATTTGGAGAAAAGATCACTAAATCCCAAGGATTATTACTATGCCGAGAAGTTCCTAAGGTTCTGTAATACATTCAAACCCACGTACGACAACACGTCACGTGACCATGGTCGTATTGTCATCCCGATGTACGATCAAAAGAAGAAACTTATCGGGTTTCAGGGGAGGGCGTTGGACAACTATGTACAACCTAAATATCTCACCATGATGCTTGATGAGGACCATCCAAAGATTTTTGGATTAGACAAAATTGACAAAGAGGAG